AGCCCGCGGCTAAGTAGGCGGTCTGCTGCTCTTCGGTCCACTCCCTGAAGGCCACGAACTCCTGGGGCGTGAGGTCCGACGCAAGCCTGGGGTGCTGGCAGAGCCAGGTATCGGGCCGGTTGGGAGAGACGGCCTTGGGCACCACCGGGATGCTGCTGAAGCCAAGGGCGGCGAAGTCAGCCACGGGGGCCTCCTCCCTGCTGGCCGCGGCGGGCCCGGGCCTCGAACTCCTCCGCGTCGCGGTCCGCCTGTGTGATGGGGCGGCCATCGGTGGCGGGGCGGTGGGGTGGGCCGACGGGGATGCTGGAGGTCACGAGGGCCGGGAGGGGGTCTTCCGTCCACATGAACTCGTTCAGGAACGTAGAGGGCATGCAGACGTTGCCATTGGCCCAGTGCTGGCTGCGCTTGAAGCGCTCCAGCCCCTGCATTAGGGCCTGGAAGGTGGTGTCGTCCGCGTCGGGCTGGGGGCTGATGCGTAGCCAGGCCTCCCAGGCGAGCACTTTCTTGACCTTCCGCTCGTGCCGGGGATAGGCGTCCCAGAACTGCTCGAACCGCTCGGAGTGGGCGGGGTGCTTGCGACTGGCTGGCTTGGCGCGTCGGGGGGTCGGTACCGGCTGGGGCCCTCCTGCACCTCCCCCTTGTCTCTCCCCTCTCCCCCCTTGGGTGTGAGGATCTAAGACCACACAAGGAGATAGAGGGGGTATGGGGGGGAAAGAACCCGTTTCGCTGCCTTGGGCGCCCTCGGCAGGGGTGGCTGAGCGTGAAGTGCCCTCGGAACTGCTATGCTGCATCGCAGTTGGGCCGGTTTGGGGTGGCAACTGCTGTGCTGCATCGCAGTTGGGCCCGCCGCAACTGCTATGCTGCATAGCAGTTGGGGGGACCTCCACACTGGAACTGCTATGCTGCATAGCAGTTAGGGACCTCAACTGCTGTGCTGCATCGCAGTTGGGGTCCGAGATCGAGTAGACCAACTGGTGACCTCTTCTCCCTCGCGTCACCAGCTCGCGGGCGATGGCGAGCTGGGCCCCACGCCCTACCGCGTTCCGGTCCAGGCCCGTGAGGGCGCACAGATCGGCGGTGGAGAGGGGGGTGCTGGCCTCCGAGAGGGCGACCAGCACCTTGAGTTCTGCGGTTGACATGGACCCCAACCGGGGACCAAGAGCGGGTAGCGGCATGGGCCTACTCGTTCGCGTATGGGTCCGGCGTTGAGGCCTCAGTGGCCATCGAGCCGCTCTTGGCCAACGCCTTCAGTAGGGCCTGGCCCTGGGACTCAGAGAGGCTGGTTAGGGGCAGCGCGCCCACAGTCTTCGTCTTCAGCAGGGAGAGCTTCACCTTCCCGACCCCGGCCGCTCCCAGGTCCGCCGTCAGCGCCTCAATCCTCCGGAGGGTGTCGTCACTGATAGGCTCCTCCCGGGGGCGGTCCGTAGTCGCTGTGGCATCGGCTGGCTCAGTGGCCACCGGGGCCCCCTCCGGCTCCGTCTCAGGGTCCTCGTCCTCTGCGGCCGGCTCGGTGGCGGCCAGGGCCTGCAGCCGCTCCAGGAGGGCCGCCTGCTGCTCACGGGCGAACTTGGCGGGGTTAAGGGAGCCGCCCGCGGCCTGGCAGTCCTGGCGCCAGTCCTCGGGCGTGTAGCCGTGGCTCTGCCGGAGCTGCTTGGCCAGAGCGTCGCACTCGGCGACCAGGTCGGGCGGAGGCGGAGCGCCGTCGGTGAGCCAAGCGTTGAGGATACCCGCGATCTCGGGGCCGGCCATGGGGTAGACCTGGTCAGTCAGAGCCGGGCAGCGGGTCTTGGAGATGACGAGGTCGTGGTTCATGTTGATGTCGCCGACAACGTCGAACTCGTAGGAAAGGCCCTCGCGCTGGATGGGCTGCAGCCCCTTCTTGACGACCTGGGAGCGCCCGCTGGCGTCCTTCTCCAGCGAGTAGTCCTCCTTGGCCCGAAGGGTGCAGATGACGTGCAGGCCGGCGCCCAGGATGGCGTCAATAAGCGCGTTCTGGAGTGGGGTGACGTCTCTCCAGGCCGCGAAGTTATTGCCGCCCTGGTTGCGCTTCGAGACCCTGTCAACCAGCTCCAGGGCCCCGTCCTTGCCGCTCCAGGCGTGGCTGAGGCTGTCGATCACCAGCACGTCGTACCCGGCCTGTTCCGCCTCGTGGATGGCCGCGATGTAGCGCTCTGGGTGGAAGCTGGTGAGCTCCTGGGTGTCGAAGCCCAGCTCCGCGTACTTGCTGGCGGAGCCGCGCTCGGTGTCCAGCACCGCCACCCGCTGCCCCAGGCCCTTGGCGATCCGCAGGGCCGTCATGGTCTTTCCGGACCCCGAGGGGCCCACCAGGGCCAGACGCAGACGGGCCTGGCTCTTCGATGCTCGCTGGAAGGCCATCAGAGCACCTCCTCCGCAGTGGTGGCCCGCTCCGACAGCGCCTCCGGGTCCCGCAGCGGGGTCTCGTCGCCGCGGCTGAAGGCGGCCGCCAGTATCATCAGCGCGATGGCGATGGCCATGACCGCGCCGCCGCAAGCCAGGCCGAGGGGGAAGCCAGTCACCACTCCACCTCCGACTCATCGCCGAAGGCCCGCTCAACCATGGCCTCGGCGTCGCCGAGGAGCAGGTCGTGCGCCAGATGGTCAAGCGCCTGGGGGCTCATCAGCAGGCGATCCTGCTCCATCTGGGCGCGCCTCTCGCGGGCACGCATCGCCATCAGCAGGAGCAGGGCCGCTGCCCCACAGCAGGACAGCACTAGCGCCAGAAGGTCCGTCATCGCAGGGCCTCCTGGTCGAAGCGGCTGGGGACGGGCAGAGGCAGGCGGTGCAGGCTCAGCTCCGCGAGGCGGATAAGCTCCGCCACGGTGTTGAGTACCAGCTCCGGAAGCGCCGGCTCCGTCAGGAGCAGCCGGCTGTTGTCCGCCACCTGCTGCAGCCGAAGGCGGAGGATCCGCAAATCCTCCTCGGTGCCGTCGGCGGGCCAGTGGCGGAGGTCCTGCAGCACCCAGTCAATGTTGTCCCGGACGTAGGCGCGCAGGGCGGCGCGTCCGGTGGCGGCCACCAGGCGCCACAGCGTCAGGTAGCGGTCGGCCAGCTCCACCAGGGGCGGGGGCTCCGGAGGCTGCTCCGGAAACACGCGGGGCAGGCGGCGATGGAAGATCGCGAGGTGTCGGGCATCCATGGGGGTCTCCTCAGCCTTTCCTGGACTGCTTGCCCTCGGGAGCGGGGTGAAGGGGGATCCGAATCGCCAGGAGGTTAGCCTGTTGGCCCGTGCGCCTGACTACGGTAACGAGGGAGTCCTCCTTCAGCTTCCGTAGGGTGCGGGATACGCAGGAGGTGGAGATACCGTAGGCGTCCGCGATGGTACCCTGGGGTAATCCCTTCGTCGCTGCCCGGTCCTGATGCCGCGCGATGTAGAGGTAGATCGCCAGCATGCGCTCGCTCATGTAGGCGAGCCACCCTCCGTGCTCCAACGCATCCCACATCTCTTGCTCCTCGGGAGTGAACCAGTCCAGCATTTGGGCCGAAACCTATACTGCGCGGTTGTTTGTGTTGCACAGCTATGCAACAATAGCTTGCTTTTCAGGCCGGAAGGTGCTTCGGCACCCTCCCAAGCTCTCCTTCCGGCCTCTTTCGGGCCTTTTTCCGGGAGGCGGCGGGGCGGCCGACGGACAGCCGGTTCCGTAGGCAGAGCACCTCCGGCTGGGGCGCCTCGGGTGGCGCCGGCGGCTCCGCCGGGAGCGGCTGCTCGAAGGGCTCCGGTCGGCTGCAGCAGCGCTGAATCCACACGGGGTTCAGGCCCAGGAACTCAGTGGCGAGGAACCGGGCGCGGGCCTTGTCTGCCGCGGGGCTCTTGCGGAACAGGTAGGGGGCGAGGCCGACGAGCTCCCGGGCGGCAGCCTGACGGCTCTCGGGCTCGGCGCGGTGGCCGGCGGAGGGCAGGCGCCGGTAGTGGCGGGTGGGCGGTCGGTTCGCACGGCGCGTCACAGCAGACCTCCTCTGCGGGTGGTGGCGGCACGGCCGGCCTGGCGCACGCGGGTACCGACAAGAGCGGCCTGGCGGTTCGCCTCCTTCTCGCGTTCGTGGCGCCGAAGCTCCGCCTCATGCAGCTCCACCGCCTGCTCCCGGGCATACTTGCGGATCGCGGGGTCCCTGAAGCAGCCCGGGCAGAGCCAGATGAAGGGCTCTGGCTCACGGTCCGGGTAGAGGGCCACGCGCTTGGCGTCTGAGTAGTCGTCGGGGTCCACCGTCTTGCCACAGACGCGGCAGGTGGTCAGGCCGGTTGGGGCCTCGTCAGTTACCATGGCCGGCCTCACTCTCAAGGGGCTCCACCAGTACGTCCATGGCGCTGAGCGTGGCCTCTAGGGCCGCCTCGACGGCTTGGGAGTCGTCTGCGCGCAGGTGCTGGTAGGTGAGGTCCCTCGACAGGGCCAGGAGTGCGACCGAACCCCTCAGCAGGGAGGCCGCGTTCATCCGGGCCGACTCGGGCGGGTCAACGCGCACGCTGAACGCGAGTTTGGATCTCTCAGGCATAGTCGCCCTCCTCGTCGAGCAGGTCATCAAGGGTGACCTCGGTGTCCGTGGCGTCGCCGTAGCACCGGGCGCACAGCAGGACGGTCTCGGCGCCCATCGTGAGGGGCACTAGGGTGTCGGGCAGGGTGCAGAGGGCGCAGGGACCCTCGGTGAGGGGGTAGGTGGTGGCGGTCATCCGGCACCTCCGGCCACCAGGGCGCGGGCTCGGTCTATCACCCGCTGAGCGCGAGGCTCCAGGATGCTCTCCACCAGCACCGAGGCGGTGATGGAGGGTCGGCTGTAGGGGCGCCGGTTCTGAGGGCCGGGCCGGACCGGGGCGCGGTGGGTGCAGCAGCCCAGGCAGTAGTAGGTGCGCTGGCGGGTGCCCAGGCGCGGGGCGGTGGCGGCGCAGAGGGTGCCGGGCGCGATGAGGCAGCCGAGGTGCCGGCAGCGGAGATACCGCTGGGCCGTGACGGTGCCGAGGACGAGGGTGGCGGCGTGCGAACGGTGGAACACGATGCAGCCCTCGACCCACTGGGCGCGGTCGTCGGACGGCTGGGCGGGCTGGAGGTAGGGCCATCCCAGGGGATAGTGGCCGCTGGGGAAGCGCTCTTGGCGCCGCCGGTCCAGCTCCGCCTGGCGCAGAACGCGCTGGCAGTGCTGCTCCAGCACGGAGTCCACCCTCTGGGCGAGCTCCTGGGGAGAGGCGTTGGCGAGGGTGGTCATCGCGGCACCTCGCAGCAGTCCAGGCAGTAGCGCCGCACGGCGGGCTGGCTCAGGTCGGCGCCATGGGACCGGGTGGGGCGGATCTCACGTCCGCAGTCCGAGCAGACGTGGCGCTGGGAGTCCTGCACGGCCGTGAGGGGCAAGTGCCCCTTGCGGCGGTACAGCAGGGCGGAGAGGGCGACGGGGGCGCTCACCTCGCACCGCCAGACTCACGGGCCTGGGCGCGGCACAGGGGGCAGGTGGCCAGGTGCCGGCGACCCTTCTGGGCGGCCAGCTCGGCGTCACGGTCAAGGCTGGCGCTGAGGACGAGGTAGGCGGCGGAGCAGAGGGCCGCTCCAGCGATGACCCAGCCGAGGGCGCGGTAGAGCTGCCGCGGTCGGGCGTGTGGGTGATGGTGATGCGCTACGCTTGCGTGGTCGGCCGCTTGCTTTGAGGCGCGCGGACGTGTTAGGATCGGTGATGGTGACATGATCATGTCTCCACGGCCCCCGCCGTCGTGTCATCCGCCAAGATAAGGCGACGGTTGGGGGCTTCTCTTCGTCTGTGGGCCGCTAGTGGCCGGCTACTTCATCAGGGAGAGCGCTTCCGCGTTTTCCTTCTCCTCGGCCTCGACGAACCGCGCTATGGCTTCAAGCGCCGCTGGTCTCTTGGCCACTCCGTAGTAGCGGCAGATACGCTCGAACCGCTGATCTAGCGAGAGCGGCACATCGGCAAGGACTCCCTTGGTTGGCTCCCCCAGTGGGTTCCTGTCCTTCGGAACAGGCATCGTCTCACTCCGCGTCGTAGGTGATACGCGGAGGGGTGGGGTGGAGCACCTAGCTGGCATCGATCCCTCCGTTGGGGGTGGCGGAAGCCCTTCCTCCACCCCCGTTCTGTGTGTCTGTAACGATGTTACAAGGATTACATCGGGTTGTCAATGCCCTTTCCTCACCTCGCGCGATTGCCTTTCTGATAGCTTCGTGCCGTAGACCACGCCCTTGTACCTCCACCGAATCCAGCCCTGGTTGTCGTCGGGCAGACACCCCTCTATCCAGTCCCCAACCGCCTGCAGGACCAGGATGTCCTCTCCGTCGCTGACATGGCTGGTTGGTCGTGCCATCTGTGACGCGTTGTCTGGAGCTACCCGGACGTTGACCCCGCCACCGCGAGGGGTCTTGACGCGAAGGATATCGCCAAATCGAAGCCATGTGGGATCGGTAGCGCCCTCGACTGGTGCTTCTGTGCGCTCTGGGCTGAGCTCCGGTGGCGCCGTCAGGTTGGGTGGAAGCGCGCTCAGAAAGGGAACCTCCGCCTCCATCCTGCTGGGCCGCGCCGAGGTCTCTGGCGGCACCGTGAGTCGCTCCAGCAGTTTCACGTTCTGGACACCAGAGCTAAGTACTGATACCAGGCAGGCCAAGGCGACGATGCCGGCCAGTACCGAGGCGACCCGTACCACGGGATGCTCCTGGCCGTTCTCCTGGCCCAGCATCATCGCGAGCAGGCGAACCACCACGTAGACCCCAACCATTAGGCCGATATCACCGATCATGGGCTGACCTCCTTGTGGGATCAGCTTCGGCCTGGCTGGCTGGGCTCCTGGGAGCAACACGGGCGAGGAACAGCGCTTTCTAGGGGCAGGCGGCTACAAACACAGCAGGCCTCTGGCCCAGGGGGGTCCTGCTCCGCCAAGACGGGCCGCGCGCGGCCCGGTCGGTTACCCGACGACAGGTGCCCCCCTGGGCCAGAGGCCCAGAAGGTGCGCGCGGTATGTGAGTAGCGGACGCTTGGCGGTCGACCGCTGCCAAGGAGTGTTTCCACCTTCCACCCCAGGTTCCTTCGCCTCTTTCCGCGCGCCAGCCACACCAAACATCTGTTCCCACAAACGTAGGACCGTGAGATCGGCAAACAGTGAAGAGGAGATGGCGAGGGGATGCCGAACGAGGCGGCAGGAGAGAGCAAGGGGGTAGCGACCAATGGGTGAGCGAGGGAAGGGTGCCGACGCCGGGGCGGTAGTAGTGTGGGGGCGGGGTGGATGAGCGAGAGAAACCACAGTTACGCCTTTAGCAAGCTGAACTTGAGGACCCCCTACCCGGACAAGGGCGCCTACCTGCTGGAGGCGCTAGGGTCGGGAGCGTTCTACGAGAGCACCAAGCACCAGTGGTCCTTTCGGGACGTGTCAGTGGTGGCCGAGGGGCCTCAGCTTCACGGATTCCTGGTTAAGGCCCGAGACCAGAAGCACGTGGAGCAGGCGCCGCCAGGTCAGGCCGGTATGACACCCCAGGACCTGAGCTTCATCGTGGAGGCCAAAGCCCACTTCTTCCTGGACCCGTCCAGTGGCATCGTCTCCCACCAGATCGTGGGCGGCATCACCGCTCTGGAGTTTGTGGAGCGGTTTCCGGCTGTGCTGCTCAGGAGCCCCCAGCACACGCTCGTCGAAGCCTTCATGGTCGCCATCGAGGAGCGGGAGGAGTTCCTGTCCGCGGTAGGGACCCTCCAAAAGGTGACTCGGTTCTCCGTGACCCTGCACCCCTCCAACCCCAACAACAGCCACCTATGGCGAGACCTAGACGAACAGATCCGTAAGATCAAGGCGCTTACTTTCAGGGAGGAGTACGAGTCCTCGGAGGGGCTTGACCTGGAGGCGGCAGGTGGTATGATTGACCGGATCCTCATGGCAGAGGATGGCCTGGGGGTAGCCTGCGCAGAGGGCGAGAGAGACGGGAAGCGGCAGGTCATCCGCACCGGCACGAACCCCGTCGTCCAGGCGGTGCCGGCGTCCCTGGAGGAGCCCAAGGGGATCCTGGACGCGCTGATGGTGAGGTTCCAGCAGATACGGGACAGGTATCGAGATGGTAAGGACGGAGACGGCTAGGTCCTACCTGGTCTCAGTCGACTTTGTTGTCGCGGCGGCACTGGGTCTCTTGCTCTGGTGGGCCCTGCCACCGCAGGTGAGCCTAGCCTTCGCGAAAGACGTCTACGGGGTCGGAATTTCCGTACTGTCGATCGTCTTCTCCCTCTACTTCGCCTCGCTAGCCGTGATCGTCAGCTCCGGCGACGATGAGTTCGTGTTCTACCTCTCCAAGCACGGGCACTATGAGACCCTGTCGCGCGCCTTCCGCTGGTGCCTGGTGATGCTCTTCGCGTCGCTCTCCCTAGCGATTGTTCTCTATGTAGTGACGAGTTACCAGCTCACGGTAGGGAATCGGCTGCACCCTCGGGGGCTGTTCGTCGCCTTTGGAGTCCTGAGCACCTATGCCCTGCTGGTGTCAATGTGCACCGCGCTGGACTCGGTACAGTACGCCCGGTACCGGGCCAAGTACCTGGAGGCCCGCCGGGAGGTGGCCGAACGGGCCGCCTCAGCCAAGCCAGGGAGCGAACCCAAAGGAGTTCCACAGTGAAGCTATCAGCGACGAGTGCCGAGAGCGCCGTGGTTGTCGAGGGCACTCCCCGCGAGGTGTCCAACCCGACGCCACGGTTCCAGATGTCCGGTACAACCGCCGGGGCCAAGCGCCCCGCCCCTACGGCTCCGGAGCAGGTCACGACCGAGCGTATCGTGGTCCAGTTCCGCTAGCCTAACGGTTCCGCTCACCCCCCAGGCAAGCTGAGGCCCCCGGCGTAGAGAGGACGCCGGGGGCCTTTTCGTGTCTGGGAGGAGGAGATAGCGGCCGGTTGCGGTATACCGCCCGTGAGGAGGCTCAGTATGGGCAAGCGGGTGGTGGTGTGGGGGTTGCTGGCGCTGGCGCTTTGCGTCGTGGGGAGTCCGGGGAGCGCTGCGGCCAAGAAGCCCAGGCGAGCCACCGGCGGATCATTCGTTGACCGCATGGTGGCGGGGATGTACCGCGCGATCGCGCCGCAGCTCGCTGAGGCCCGCGTCAGAGCCGCTCCTTGCGAACCCATCAAGCCAGACGAGGGTGGTTACTTCTCGTGTCCCCGTGGCACCCTCGCCTGTTCGCACAACATCCTGAAGACCATATCGCTGGTGACTCCTTACACCGGTTACGTGATCGTGGAGACGTACGAGCCCTTTAGCGGTCGCTACGCGACCCCTGCTCTAGCTCGCGGAGCTCCGGCGGAGCTGGTGAGTTACACCAAGACCACCTACGAGTTGGCATACCAAGGCGGACGCTGGCGGCTTACTGATAGCAGTGAGGAGACGAACCACTGGCAGACCGCCTATGGGGCCTGGCGGGAGAAGGCGTTGGCGGAGCGGCACCAGGCCAAGGTAGCGGCCCAGGAGGCCAAGGAGAGGGCGGCTCAGGAGGCTAGGCAGAAGGCGGCCGAGGAAGCCGAGCTAGAAAGAACAGCTCTCAAAGGCCCTGCTGCGGCGCGCTACCGTGAACTCCTGAAGCGGAACGGAGTTCGCTACGTGTTGGCGATGGACGAGGGGATCGTCGTAAGCCAGAACAGCGAGTGCTATGAGGGCCGTGGCGTGGTGGAGGGCCTAACCCCCACCGGTGACGGAAGAGGCTTCACCGCGCAGCTCAGACTGATCGGTGCTGAGGGGTCGCTGGGAGTGTGCGGGGATGGACCCGTGCCTGCGGTGAAGGTTGGTACCCAAGTCCGTGTGCTGCTATGGCCCCGAGCCAAGGTGGACGGTGTGATGGCCTTGCTGTCGGAGGACGGATACCTGTATGAGTCTCCGACCGACACAGCCCTGGCAGAGGCTGAGGGGCAGCTAAAGACCGGACGTTTGGATAACGCCATCTCAACGCTTGAGAAGGTCACCGCAGCAGGTACCGCAGAGCCACGGGTCTACGCCATGCTCTACAGGACGTACCGGGAGAAGATGGTTGCCGCGAAGGAGTACCCGGACATGGAAAGGTACCGCGCCCTAGCTAGGAGCTCTCAGGAGAAGGCGAAGAGATTGGCAGCTCCAAAGGTCGGCGGGGGGAACAAGTAGCAATCTGGCGCGTCGCAGGGCATTGGTATTGAGCACGCAATAGGCGGGCCCAGAAGGGAACAGCCATGAGGAAGGCAGTCGCAGTACTCGCCGCGCTCCTGTTCCTCTGTGGGTCGCTGGCGCCGGCCCCCAGCCTGGCGAAGGCCAAGCCGCGGAGTCCCCAGCCCGCCCGGGCATCGGTGGTGGTGCGGCTGGTTCACGTCACCCGGACCGGCAGCAAGTACCACTCCGCCGGGTGCCGGTACCTCAGCCAGAGTGACTCCACCGTCACCCTTGCCGACGCTGAGGCACGCGGCCTCACGCCCTGCTCCGTGTGTGGCGGGGTGCCGACCGTCTACAGGACCGCGGCTGCAACCCCAGCGCCGGCACGGGCCCGGGCGGCGAGCCCTCCGGTCAAGCGCGCTCCGGTGGCGGTCACGGTCTACGCGACGCGGACGGGGAGCAAGTACCACGCGGCCGGCTGCCGCTACCTGAGCCGGAGCTGCATCCCGATGACGAAGGACGCGGCCATCCGGATGGGGCTGACGCCGTGCAGCGTGTGCGGGGACGGGTGAGGGTGCAGCCCCAGCCTTGTGGACCGACTGCGCCAGCGAGCGGGCACTGTGACGAGGGCTTGACGAAGGGGGATTTCCGATGAACTCGGCGAGCAGTAAGTGTCCTCTCTGCGGCAAAGACGTCAGTTGCGTTGGCAGCGAGGCGGTCCGCTACGTCTGTGTTGGATGTGGTGCCTACGAGCTTTACGAGGGCGGCGGGTGGGCCCCCCAGTCTACAAGCCCATACATGTGGCCCAAAGTGGCGTCCATCGCTCGCGAGTACCATGAGAGGGGGGAACGGCTGTCCATCGTCCCCAGGCCAGGGTGCTGGGAGGATCGGCCAGGGGCCCTCACGCCTGAGCAGATCCTCGATCTGTTCCCGCGCACGGTGCTGGAGCGGATGGACCGAACCCTACTCAACTTTGGTGCCGCAACACAGGTACCTGGGAGATGGGTCGAGGTTCTGGAGGGGGCAGAGCAGTTCTTCTACGCTGAGGACGAAGGAGCCCTGATATTCCTCCGGGACCAGCTACTCAATGGCGGCTACATTGATCAGCGCAAGCAAGACGCCAGGAAGTGGAGGCTGACGGCAAAGGGCTGGCAGCGGGTCTTCGACCTCACACGGGAGGCCGAACGCCAGCAGCTGACTACCGGCTTCATCGCTATGTCTTTCGGCGACGGGATGGCGATGGCGGCAGCGGCGCTCCATCAGGGAGTGGAGGCTGCAGGCTATCAGCCCTTCATCATCCGTCACGAGCAGTTCAACCACGATATCCACGATGGGGTGATTGCCGGAATCCGAAGAGCACGCTTTGTGGTGGCTGACATGACAGGGCAGCGACAGAACGTCTACTACGAAGCCGGGTTCGCTGAGGGGCTCGGCAAGCCCGTCATATATACGTGCCGAAGGGACTGCCTTGACGGGCAGGCCGATTCCGAACGGATGCACTTCGACATCCGCAACCGCAACGTCATCGTGTGGGAGGCGCCAGACACGCTGCCGGACCGTCTGCAGATGCGGATCGAGAGTACGATCGGCAGGCCAGAAGCGTTGGCCGGAGCTGCATCCCGATGACCAAGGGCGCGGCCATCCGGGCGGGCCGACGCTGGGGGAGTGGCGGGGGCGGCGGCGGGTGAGGAGCTACAGGCCAAGTGCACGGCGCTCGCCAGGGTGGTGCTGGGCCTAGACACGGGATGCAATGAGCGAAGCCGGCCGCGAACCAGGAGATCGATAAATGGCTTTATCACCACAACAGAAACAGATGATCGCTCGTAAGCTTGATGCCCTGGGGTTCCCTCGCCCATGCTCGCTCTGCGGTGGCGAGAGCTGGACGGTTCAGGATGACATCTACGTCATGCCCATCGTGAGCGGCGGAGCCCTGAGCCTCCAAAAGGGCCTGGCTGTGGTACCGGTGATATGTGATACGTGCACGCACACCCTTCTCTTCGTCGCCGACGGGCAGTAGCACTGGACGTAGGATCTGGCAAACGGCGTGGTGCGGAAGTGGTGATCCCGAACAGAGATGGAGGACCGAAGTGCCTGAGCAGACAGCGGGGCACGCCAAGCTGGTCTGGGAGCACGTGGAGCAAGAGGGTGGCATAGTGGGCGACGTCCAGAGGGCGCGCGTCCCGGGCGGGTGGCTGCTGGCGGTGAAAGGAGCCGCCCAGGGACTCGTCTACGTGCCGGACATCAACCATGACTGGCAGGCACAGAAGCGCGGCGGGGGTGATAAGCCTCCACCACCGCCGTTCTAGCCCCAGCAGAGGAACTTGCCTGAGTGCACCGAAGTCATACATACAGCAGGTGAACAGGTGTTCGTGCGGGTAGGTCGTGTGAGGGGAGGCAGATGAGCCAGGCTGACGAGAGGGCGCAGATGGCGGCCGAAGCCATGCTGGAGAGAAACTTCGTGAAGTCGCCTCCGGTGAACGTGGTGGAGCTGTCCAAGTCCGAAGGTCTGTCTGTCGCAATGGCCTACTTCTCAGATCAGGCCCGCCAAGTCGCGGGGTACATAGACCTTGAGCAGCAATCGGTCGTGGTCAACGCGGTGGACCGCCCGAACCGACAGCGGTTCACGATTGCCCATGAGCTTGGACACTGGGCCCTGCACCAGGACCAGCTTCAGAACAACCCAGAGCGCGGCGTACTGATGAGGGTGCCTCTGGGCACATCCAACCGAGACCCCGTCGAGCGCGAGGCCAACGTCTTCGCGGCTAACCTTCTCGTGCCCCAGGCATTCCTGCGGACGCTCCTCCCCAGCTTCGGGCGTAAGGGACAATACCATCCGGATGACATCCCAGACCTGGCCAGGACGTTTGTGGTCTCTGAGGACGTGATCGGTTTCAGGCTCCAAATCTGCGGCCTGCTCTAGATGCCTGGCAATGGGGAGGATCCGGACGTCCAGGTGCCCCAGCTCTCGTACACTGTGGTTAAGGAGAGCATTCAGGGAGCCACGCTGGTAGGAGAGTATGGCCTGGACTCAGAGGACCCTGATCTGGCCGAGCTGAAGGCCCGAGCAGATCGCCTCCGGATCGCGAATCAGGGTCAGATGCAGTACCACGAACTACAGGCGAGGTGGTCGGCCTACGCCTTCCGCCTGCTCTGCGGCACCTTGCTGTTCCAGGCATTGCTTGTCCTGCTCATCGGTTGGAAGAAGATAGACTTCACTGGCTACCACGATCTTGTGCTCGTGGTAGTGGGGGAGAACTTCCTGCAGATCGTGGGCATCGCCTACCTGGTGGTCAAACACCTGTTTCCCGCCCCGCCGGATCCGAGCTCCGGGAAGGACGGCCCTGAGTACAAGGGTGGCGCAGCACGAGTCACCAGGTCCATCAAACCCCGCAAGAGCGGCGCGGGAACGGCCGATCCCCCTGCGGCTACATCCGAGCAGGATGGGCACCCCGAATGAGCCCCTTCCCCACCTCAGGATGCCTCCAGCGTCAGAACCTAGACGACCGGCGATGACGGCAGGTCGCTGGCAGCACGGCACCGAACACATCATTGGGCCTCTCCCTGAGAGGGTACCCTCTGGCCCACAGTGGGGCCTGGGCGTTGTGCGGGACGCCGAGGCCCCTTTGTTTCCTCTCGCCACGCGGGCAGGGCTCCGAGCCGGACCCCAGGTTGCTTCCATCCACCCAACAGAAGGCCACTTCTTCCCAGTATCGAAGGCAGAACCGTGGGGGCTCCCCTGAGCGGAACTCCTTCCCCCGCTGCCCCACGCAGGGCTCGGGCATACTGCGGAATGTCCGAGCCCCTCTGATGAACCGCCTCCCCCCTGTGCCCCCAGACCCTTCAAGTGGGTCGAGACCGCGAGACACCCACCGTACCATCCCCGAAGTGGAGGTAATCCCTTGCCCCTGTCGCCTAACGACCCTACCCGTGCAGCCGCCGACGACCCCGCACGTCCTGACGCCAAGGCCCTGAGGGATGAGAGAGCCTTCGCCTTCGCGATTCTGGTCGCCGCCCTCAGTCTGCTGGGGATCGGTCTGTCCCACCTGAGTCACCCCCGGGACGGCCACCGCTAGCCCGCTTTGGCTCACCATTCCTGGGTGCGGGGGGCGGAGCGCGGAGGAAGGGGCCCTGATAGCCAACACCCATGGGACGACTCTATAGGTGCGCCTGAGGTGCTGGGATCAGGGGTTCGACCAGGACGGCCGGGGCGACGAGTCGGGCTAGCGACGGGCCGACTAGGTACCGCCTGCTTGACAGCGTGCGGAATGGGGTAGGAACCTGGAGTCCGAGCAGGTGACCGAACCACTAGGCAGGGTGGCCTTCGGTTTGCTTGCCGGGCGTCGGAGGGACAGGGTGTCCAGCTCCAGGACAGATCCAGAGGCTCGTTGCATGGTCTGCCGGATCTCCGTTCGTGAAGGTGCCCGTACTCTTGAGAGCGGCACGACCCCTGGCAGGAACCTCTGGATCTGCCCCTCCTGTTGGCAGGAGCTGAACGCTAAGGCTGAGGCTTGCGAAAGGGGGAGGACGGCCAATGAGATGCTTCGCTTTGGAGAGAGCGGGATTCCGCCTGTAGGCATGCAGTGCATCCTCTGCCACACCCGCCTTGGCGAGGTGGGGGTGTACCTCGCTCAGTCAGCGACCTACCGCAGCGCGGTCTGGTGCTGCCAGGGGTGCTGGGAAGAGAAGCTCAGGGACAGGGCGGAGAGCTTCGGGTACATCAGCCCTGCTCCCACTCACCCCCGAGGGCTGGGCTAGAACTCCACGTGGGCCATCAGCCGCTGGCAGTCCGCACACCCCTCAAGGTGCTTGCCCAGCAGCGCCTCGCCCTCCGGGTCTGTGCGGGGCTTTGTCCGAGCTCCGGGCCCGGCCTGCACGTAGATGCCGCAGGGCGCCTGGTAGAGGTGCAGATGCACGAGGCCACGCGGAGTGACGATGGGGATGATGTACAGGTACTTGGGATCCATCAGGGGTAAGGTCGGCCAGCAAAACCAGGAACAACAGAGTGTTGGGTGCGTGCGGGCGCCCAGCAGGAGGCCCCGCAGGCCGCTCCCACGGGTCGTGCGTTACGCACGATAGTAGTCAGTGTGTCTGGGGCGGCTGGCGGGGCCTCAGTATCACAGGACAGTGTCGGCAGCCCATGGGGAAGAGCACCTCGCGGGAGACTCGAACTTAAGCCGGCCCCAGAGTCGGCTGAGGGTTGGAACACACCCCCCATTGACAAGCGTGGCAGGGCTCGCTAGACTGTAGCCGGTCTTGACGACCCACACGCTTCAGACAATCTGGCCACGGGTCACCGGCGCGGCAGGTGTCAGTATAGGGCTCTCTCGTCTCTAGACGAGGGGGCTTTTTGTTTGGGAGGGTGTATGAGTGTGGCGGCGTGGCGCAGAGACGGCGCGGCGGGCAGCACGAAGGGGCCCATCGCGGCCCTGCAGGAGCGCCAGCGCAGGGAAGAGGAGCATAGGCCGGCGCCTCGGCCGGTGAAGATCACTCACGTGCTACTGTCCTCCGCGGAGTCACTGGCGCTGGGGGCCGTGGGGGCTCAGTGCTACGAAGGTGCTGGTCGCGGACGGTGTACCGTTGTACGCCAAGCGAGTGAGCGTATCGCTGATGGGCGCGTCCACCCCGAGGTCTGCCCGCCCAAGGGCGTCCTGACCCGCCGTGAGTACCTGTCCGGCGAGTTGGAGGACTAGCCCGCACTATTTGGCGCCGAATACCGGCGCGAAGCCGGCCCTAACTGCCGGAGGGAGCCGGGGCCCGGGCGCACGACCTGGGCCCTCGCTCCCAACCCAACCAGTCAACAACAGACAGGGGCCCGACTTGCCAGCCAGGTACGTCGGGCCCCGCTCGTTTACGGCCCGGCACCCATGGACGAAACTGCCAAACCCTCCAATCCGCCACCTATCAAACAGCGCAGGTTCGAGCCTGAGCAGGTGGCGGCCGCCCTCAGGGCGTGCCACGGGCTAATCAGCAAAGCGGCCACTCGGCTGAGGTGCGCGCCCTCTACCGTGCGGGACTACGTGCAGACCTTTGAGGAGTGCCAGGAGGCGCTTCGGGACGCCAGAGAGGCGCTGCTGGACGAAGCGGAGTCGGGTCTGCGGCTGAGCGTCAAGAGGAAGCAGCCCTGGGCCGTGTGTTTTGCCCTCAAATGCCTTGGGCGAGAGCGCGGCTACATCGAGCGCACCGAGAGTCGGCAGGAGGTCAGCGGACCCAACGGCGGACCCATCCAGGTGTCCGAGGTGACCTACGAGCAGGCGCTGGGCATACTGCGCGAGCCGGCCCCAGAGGGCAGCGTGAGAGCCGATGGGGGTCCTGAGGACTACGGAGGAGCTGAAGGACTTTAGGGCCTCGGTAGGGTCCTTTCGGTACTTCCTCCAGCATCACGTATGGGTGCAGGACAACGGCGGCACCCAGTTGGAGCCCTGGCCCTGGCAGCTCCGGCTGGCGGAGGTGTGGGAGGAGCACCGGCGAGTCGTCATCCTGAAGGCACGCCAGCTAGGCATCTCCTGGATGGCGGCTGCCTTCTCGCTCCACACCGCCATGACGCGCCCCGGCAGCCCGGTGCTGCTGGTGAGCCAGACGGGCGATGACGCCGAGCTGCTGCTGGGCAAGGCCCGCTACATCTTTGAGCACCTGCCTCCCTACCTGCAGCCTGAGGTGGGTCGCAACAACACCGTGAGGTTGGAGTTTCCCTGCCTGGCGAGTGAAGTGGTGGCTCTGACCAGCACCGAGAGGGCAGGCCGCGGCCGCACGGCAAGCCTGGTGATCGCCGACGAGCACGCCTTTCACCAATGGGCTGAGCAGAACTTCGCCGCCCTTGGCCCAACCATGGACGCCGGCGGGCGCTTCATCGCGCTCTCGACTGCTGACGGCATCGGCAACTTCTTCGCGGAGCTGTGGGCCAAGGCGGCACACCCCAAGAGCTCCTGGCACCGGGTCTTCCTTCCGTACAGCATGCGGCCGGAGCGGGACGAAGCCTGGTACGAGCAGAAGCTGGCGGACTACGTCCGGCCCTGGCAGATCCACCAGGAGTACCCCCGAGACCCAGACGAGGCCTTCGTTCAGACGGGCCGCCCCGTGTTCGACAAGGCCTACCTGGACAAGCACCGGCTGCTCTGCCGCGAGCCTCTGCCGCCGGAGCAGTGGCCGCGGGAGCTCACCGCGGGCCTGTACTGGGTCGGCGTCGAGTCTGACCGGCCGCACTGGGCCAAGCACCTGAGGTTCGACCCCGAGGAGCTGCGCGTGTTCGCGGCCCCCGTGAAGGGACACCGGTACATCGCCGGCGCCGACGTGGCGGAGGGCCTCGAGCACGGCGACTACAGCGACCTGGTGGTGCTGGACGCGGACGCGCCGGAGCGCCCCACGGAGGTCCTGAGGCTGCATGGCCACTGGCCGCCGGACGTGTTCGGCACCCTCATCGACCGCGTTGCCCGCGTCTACCCCGGCCTGTACGGCATCGAGCGCAACAACCACGGCCTGACTGTGGTGGTGACCTGCCGCAACCTGGGGACGCCGGGCTTGTTCCGGGAGCGGCCGGTCCTGAGCGCCCAGGGCGTCGAGATCGAGCCAGGCAAGCTTGGCTGGCTGACGAGCGTCAGCACCAAACCCTTGCTCATCGACGAGCTGGAGCACGGCCTGCGGACCTTCGCGCTGGCCCTCAGCGACGCGATGGCGATCCCCGAACTGGTGTTCTACCAGAACCTGCCGGACGGCAAGACGGGCGCCCCTCAGGGCCAGTGGGACGACCGGGTGATGAGCACCGGCATTGCCTGGCAGATGAGGAAGCACCTGGCCCAGCGCCTGGAAGCGCCGGCCTTCCCGGTGGTGAACGTGCCGATCGCGCCCAGTATGCGCCAAGTGCTGTAGGACCCTGGAGGAATGTGATGGTCAACATGGTGATACCGATGACGACCGAGGGGACCATCGCCCAGGCCAACGTCTCTCAGCTGGTCCTGCCTGCGCGAGGGCGACGCTTCCTACGGGTCGTAAGCTACGGACCCAGTCCCATGTTCGTGGCCTTGGGGCAGGCGGCCGAGATTGGCAAGGGGTACTACCTGCTGACTCAGGGCGCCGACCAGGTCTGGGCTACGGCGGTCCCGGCCAGCGCCGTGTACATCATCTGCGCGGTGGCTGGCCAGGCGTTCGCGGTGGAGGAGTCGCTGTGATGCGGCGCCTGACTCTGCTGCTGGCGGCGGTTGCCCTCGTCTGGGGGCAGGCCTGGGGTGCCAATCCTCAGAGCGCGATCCGCGCCAAGAGCGTGGTGGTGCCCGCCCCCTCCGCGGACACCGGCGCCTACGCGCTCCAGGTAGGCGGCTGGGGCCAGAGCCACAATGCCGCCGCCTCCGTGTTGGTAGCGGGCTGGCGTAACCCCGGCGATGCCTCCGGGTGGCTCATCTCCGATGATGCCATCACGCTGCCAGCGGAGGTCGCCGCTCAGGGCAACCACTACCTGACCGAGGTCAGCGTCACCACTATCAACGCTGCTTCCGGCCGTGTGTGCGTCTATCGGCCGGCCGGGGCGACTCTGACCCTGGTGGGCAGCGTCCCCTTCACGGCGACCAACCCCGCAGGTGGCGCGAACCAGACCATAGACCTGACCGCAGGGGGCACGACCGCCGGCATCGGCCCCGTGGCGACCGGCGACAAGGTCGCGCTGTGGTTGACCAAAGCGGACACCCTGAATCCCTCGTGCGGGACCGGGCCCAGCACTCAGGGCACCCTCAAGACGCTGGCCGGCGCTTGGACGACCGACCCTCTGACCGTCGCGAGCCTAACGAACCAGACGTACCCTATGCTGCTTCGGGCCTGCGTCAAGACGGCCTGCAAGCGGATTGAGTACGCGGCGTCCCCCGGCAGCACCTACACCGTCCCGGCCTTCCAGTCCCCGTACTACATCATCCTGGATGACGTGGTGGGCGTGGACGGCCAGACCGTCACCATCAACCTGCAGGGCGTGAGGGGAGTCGATAGCCCCGGCGGGACCAAGAGCAGCATCCAGACGGCGCAGAGCCTGGTACTCGACCTGGGCGCGACCGACCGGGTTACCTGGGCCGGAAGGAGCAACAACCTCGGCGCCGGGGAGGCCGCGGGCAGGTTCTGCTTCATGCTCCATGTCGACCCTGCGGCGAAGAAGTGCGATCTGTACTACATCGACAAGACCCTAGGTCAGGCGGGCGGCTCTGATGCGGGCGACACCACCCTAATCTGCCACGCCGTCAAGGCGACCGGCGCCAGGGGCAGCCGAGACCAGATCGACGCCACCAACAACGAGTGGATCGACCTGACTCGTGTCACGGTCACGGCCTCGGGCGGCAGCCTGACGATCGGCCGGCTCGTCATCGCGCGGCGACCATGGGTTGTGGGAGCGGATAGCTATGTCTACACCTATCCGCTGCAGCACGTTGGCGCTGAGTTGGCTAATGCCAGCCTAGGGTACTTCGCCGCACCACCCTATGTGATTGGATTGGGGATCCCTGGCAAAGGGTTCTCGCCGGATATCTATGACGGAACCAAGACACCCTTCTGGGTTCGCTGGGGAGGACACGCCAACAGCGTCATCGGTCGCCACGACATTCGCGAGGTGCGGGACGCGACCGTCTGCCTGGTAGAGTGCGGAGCGACTAATGACCTCCGTACCGCCTACTGGGGCACCGATGAAGCGATGGCCTCATCGGTGCGGCGGGAGTTCTCAGACCTGCTCAGTCTGGTCAATCAGGCCAGGGCCTACAACAACGAAGTCGTGCTCACCGACGTGCCTCCGATGGCGTCAGATGGCTCTGACCCGGCCCCCTACTACAACACGAAGAGCAGGCACCTCTTCAACCGGCTGGTCCTGACCCTGGGCGCCCACAGTGGTGTGTTCGTGGCCAACATCGTGCCATGGATCATTGACCTTGGGACGCTGAACTCCCAGCGTGAGAAGCACAACAGCCTGACGCAGGATCAGGTCCACTTCGCGCAGGCCGGCGACCGCCTCATCGCGTGGCTCATCGCCAGGGCCTACCAGGGGACGGGCGACCCCTGGTACGTGTGGCCGGAGTAGGCTGATGGCGACCGTTCTTGATGCTCGTGGCAACCCGGTACCGCCCCGGCGACCCTCCCTGGCGGAGCTGGGTTGGGGCGGAGTGCAGGTGTTCGGCGGAATCGTCAGCGACGACCACAACCAGGAACTGCGGGGCAGTAGGGCGATCGAGACGGCCGACAAGATGCGGCGGTCAGGAGTCGTCCGCAGCATCGAGAAGGTCATCAGCCTGCCGATCCGCGGCACCACCTGGCTGGTGGAGGAGCCCGACAAGCCGAGCGCGGCGGAGAAGGAGGCGGCGGAACTGCTCCGGAGCAACCTCTTCGGCGGCATGCGGGGCAGCTTCGATGACCTCCTGAGGGAGGCCTGCCTGGCGGTCTACTACGGGTTCCGGATCCCGGAGATCCTGTGGGAGGAGCGCGAGGGGGCGCTGGCGATCGAGCATATCGCCAGCCGCAACCCCAAGCTGGTCGAGCGGTGGCTCTACGATGAGCGAGGCAGGCTGGTGGGCTTCGTCTACAACGGCAGCAAGCCTACGGGCGCGGGCTTGACGGAGCAGGGCTTCAGCGGCAGCCAGAGCGCGCGGGTGGCCGTGCCCCTGGAGAAGACGGTCCACTTCGTCTATGACCAGGAGAACGAGAACCCTCAGGGGCTGGGGCTCTGGCGCTCCATGTACCCCCACTGGTACATGTCCGATGCCACCGCCCGAATCATGGCCATCGGCATCGAGCGCAGCCTGCTGGGTGTCCCCTACGCCGAGCAGGGAGAAGGCGCCGACGCAAACCAGCAGAACGCGATGCTGGGCATCCTGTCGCGCCTGAGGGCCGCGGAGGACGCGGCCGCCGTCATCCCTCAGGGCTGGAAGTTGGGCTGGTTCGAGTCCCAGCGCTCCCCCATGGACGCGCTGCAGTTCGTCCAGCATCAGGACGCGCGGATCGCCCAGGTGGCGCTGGCGCAGTACCTGCTGCTGGGCCAGGGCAAGGCCGGCACCCAGGCGCTGGCGACCGAGCTGGTCAAGGTGTTTCAGGACGCCGAGGAGGCGACGGCAGGGTGGATAGAGGCCACGCTACAGCAGCAGTTGGTCAAGCGTTGGTGCCTCTACTGCTACGGCGAGGGGGTGCGGCCTCCGCTGCTGCGGCACCGGCGCATCGGGGCGCGGTCGCTGGACGCGCTGGCGGCCGTTCTGCAGCAGCTCACCACAGGCGGCTGGGCGCACCCCACGGTCGAGGATGAGGAGTATCTGCGGGACCTGATGGAGCTGCCCGCCATCCCGAGGGAGCAGCTCCTGAAGGCGGAGCAGGAGCGGCAGGCTCAGGCCCAGCAGGAGCGCGAGGCGCAGCAGAAGCCCAGGCCCAAGGGTGACGGACAGGACGGCATGAGCACCAGCCCGCTACGGGACGTGCTGAGCCTGGCGCCGTCCATGATGCTGGCCAGTAGCCTGAGCGACCCCGAGGGGCGCCATCGGGAGGAGACGAGCTTCGCGGCCAGCGCCAAGCGGCACCTGGAGGCCATCCAGAGCGCCTACCTGGCGGCCCTGAAGCCCCACGTGGACGCGGCCGAGGGCGCGGACCCAGTCGGCGCGGCGGGTCCCATCCACCAGATGATGCAGGTGGACGTTCCGGGCGGCGCTGAGTACACCGTCTTAGTGCGCGGCTGGCTCTCGCAGGTGTTGCAGCAGGGACGCACCAGCATCGAGCGCGAGACCAAGCAGCCCGCCCCCGCCCCCGTGACGCCGAGGCTGAACGCCTGGGTAACGGCGCGGGCGCAGGCGATCGCGGCTCACCACCTGGAGCAGCTCCGGACCGACGTCCTCAACCGAGTACTGACGGGCGTCCGGGCCGGTATGGCGGCCAGCAGGATCCTGAGTGACGCCGGCGCGACGGGCTCCGAGGAGTTGGCGGCCGCCGTGCAGCAGGACTGGAACGCGGCCGGGCAGGAGATCGCCGAGCAGTTGGCGCGGGAGTAGGGCCGTGGCGCTCAGCAACCAGCAGGAGCGGGGCATCCAGGCCACCGCGAGCCTGAGCATCACGGAGCTCTACGCCGAGGGCCGGGACTCGGCCACCGACCGCGAGGAGTGGCCCCACGCGCAGATCGTGGAGCGTCTGGACGGCCGGACCTGTGAGCTGTGCGGCGCCGTAGACGGGATGGTGCTGGAGGTCGGGTCTCCGGAGTACTCGGAGTGGCGCGGGCCGTCCCACATCAACTGCCGCAGGGTAATGGCGCTGATTTCTAAGGATGAGCCAGACGTAACGCCCGACTTCGAGCGGCCCAGCCAGACGCTCATCGAGCGGCATGGACACTACCACATCAACCCCCGGGCCCACGCGGAGTTGAGGATGCCGGCGGAGCCCGCCGGGCGCCACATCATTGCGCGCCGAATACGCAACCTGGAGACCGGCCGGACCCGAATGGCTCTGGACTGGGCGCCCTGGTGGGACGGGGTACCGCAGAGCACCAAGGAGCTGGTGCTGAGGGCGCGCTACACGGAGGACGCGGCGGAGTTGGGGGGGCTGCTGGAGCGCCTCGGGCTGACGAACCTCGACGACCCGGAGCAGCTCCGGAGGGCATGTTTGCTGGGGCTCAGGGATCGGGTAGAAGGATGGGTGGATGAGGGTCTAGCGGCCCACCGAGTGTTGAGTGAGAAGGAGCTGGAGCAGCGTCTGCGGGACCTGGAGGAGGGGATCGCGCTCCAGGCGGTGGAGCACGCTCTGGTGGTAGACGAGACGGGCCAGGTGCTGGTACACGCTACCGGCACCGAGGATGCTGTCAGCATGACGCCAGCGGAGCTCGCGACCGTCCGGGGTAACCACGTGACTCACAACCACCCGGACTGGCGCCAGTACCCGGCTGGGAGCCCACTTCGAGACGGCGGCACCCTCTCACTCGACGACCTGATGCTTGCGGCCCAACGGGGGGCGCTCCAGGTTCGGGCGGTCTCAAAGAAGTGGCGGCACGTCGCCACCCCACCCACCCAGGGATGGAACGCCCTCTGGGCCAAGTACTCGCTGGCGCCCACCTATGACCGCGCCAAGCAGCGTGTCATCCTTGAGCTCCGGGCTGCGGTTCTACGGGGGGAGCTAACGGAGCACGAGGCGCTCTCCCAGCTTCAGCACCTCATTCTGGAGCGGGTATCGAGCATCACGGGGATGGGGTACAGTCGAACACCGAGGAAGCCATGAAGTCGGGCATCAATGATAGCCGCGAAGGTCGGTTCACCTCTCTGTTTAGCCCTGTCTGTGACCGCTGCCGCCACCTCGACGCAGAGCCCCGCTGCATCCCCAACTCGTCCGAGGGGAAGGTGGCGGCTCTGACCTGCGAGGCCTTCCCTGAGGGCATCCCCTTGCCCATCTGGGAGGGCGCGAACGACCATCGCCAGCCCTATGAGGGCGACCACGGCATACAGTTTGAGGAGCGGCCCACGGAGTAGCTAGGGCCACACACAACGGGCGTTTTCGGACAAGGGCTCACCCTTCGGGGTGGGCCCTTCGTGTTTCTGGAGGTTGCGATGCCGATCCCCGGTCTGGACCCAGAGAAGTGCGCGTTTAGGAACGCTCTGGCGGCGCGCCGAGACGGCATCGAGGCAGCCCCCATCACGCTGCTGGCGGGCGCGCCCTCCGGAGCGGAGGAGCCGATCACCCGGCGCGGCAGCCTGCCGGCGACGGAGCTGGAGGCGCTGGAGCGCATCAACGCGCTGCTGCCGGCGGGGTCCACGCCCCTGCAGCTCTCGCAGGTGTGGATCCACTACGCAGAGGCAGCCAATGCCTCCTTCATCGGGGACCGGTTCGCGTTTCTCGGAGACACCACGCTCCGCAACATCGCCGATGACGCCGCGGCGGGAGTGGCGTTCATGAACAGCCACCGGGACGGCGACTTGTCCCATCCCGCTGAGCTCCCCTACGGCAAGACTTTCGCCGGCTGCTATGAGGAGCTCGCTGATGGCACTAGGCGCGCCCTGGTTGGCCTCTACATGCTGCGCGGAGCCCTACCCAACGGCGACCTGGGGCCCACCACCGACACCCTCCATCAGGCCATAGAGGCCGGCACGCTGTTCGACGTGTCAGTCCGGCTGAGCCAGGGCGAAGCGACCTGCGACGTGTGCGGCCTCGGCCTCAATGACAGCAAGTGCCCCCACATACCCGGCACCACGCGCAAGATGAGCGCCGAACAGCAACAGGCCCAGGCCAAGCGGGGCGTGCGGAAGGGCTGCGCCTCCTATACGGTGCAGGACGGGAGGCTTGGCGAGGTGAGCGGGGTGTACGACGGCGCCGTGAATGGCGCCGGGTTTCGCAAGGCGTTCCAGTCCCGGCGGGGCCTGGTCGGTGACGAGCTGGAAGACGTGAAGCTGGCCTACGGAGGCCTCTGGGACCCGAAGCGGGGTCTCAGCCTGGAGTCAGTGAGGGGTGTGCTTGCCGAGGCCCTCACGGACGCTCTCGCTGCCCTCGGCGTGAGCGCCTCACCCGAGGCGCGGGAGAGTGTGACTGAGATGCCGGACGACAAGATGCCGGATGAATCCCCCCAGGGCGCGGCCTTGGCGGCGAAGCCCGAGGTGGCCGCCGCGGGCGCCGACCCCTCGGTGGTGGAGCAGCTCCAGGCGAGGCTGCAGGCCGTGGAGCAGGAGGCGGCGCAGCTCCGGGCGCGGGAGGACCGGCGCCAGGTGGAGGCTCGGCTGTCGAGCCTGAAGTTCGGCTCCCACAGCCTGACGCCCAAGAGCCGCGAGACGCTGGGCGCGGTGCTGCTGGGGCTGGAGCCTCAGGGCAGGACCGCCGTGCTGGACGCGCTAGCCGAGGTTCAGCTCGTGCAATTCGGCGAGGTGGGGTTCACGGCCGACGAGGCCTCCGACCCCGACAAGCCCTCCGAGGCACGCGTCGCGGAACTGGCGGGCATGACCGACATCGGCCAAGCCGCCCTGGCCAGCAGGAAGGGGGCCTAGATGCCTACCGCACCGGTCGCTACCTTCAGCAACAAGCGCCTGGAGCCCTATGAGGACCCCAAGGGCGCCGTGCTGCGGGCGGTGAAGCTCACTGCCAGCCAGACCCTGGCGCGCGGCACTGTCCTGGGTGAGGTCACCCTCACTCCGGGCGTCTTCAGCGCCTACAACGATGCGCACAACGACGGCACCGAAGTCGCCAAGTGCATCCTCTCGCAGGACGTGGTGGTCGACGCCGCAGGCCTCATCACCGTGACCGCGACCGCCGGCCAGTCCGGCGGCGAGCACGGCGAGAAGCTGCTCTCGATCCCGACCTACGTCGCCGGGACCTTCAAGACTTCCGAGCTCATCGGGCTCGACGCCAACGGCGTGGCGGACCTGGGGCGGCTGCTCCAGGGCTCCGTGGCTGACGGCATCCTCCGCATGGCCTAAGGAGGTACCCCATGGCCGCAACTGATTTCGTCTATCCGTCTGCCGCCGAGCTGCAGCAGGTCGAGCAGGTCGTGATGCCTCGCCTGGTGATGAACGACCCACTGCTGGCGCCCGACGGCGTCATGCCCATCACCAACGACGACGCCTACCTGCTGGAGTGGGAGCAGGAGGACAACTACCAGGGCCTGCAGGGGGTCCGCGGCCTGGACGGCCAGCCCTCTGCGGTGGCGCGCATCGGCTCCAGCCGGTACCAGGTGCAGTCGGGGGTCTACGGCGAGTTCTCCACCGTCGGTGAGTCCGAGATTACCCGTGCCCGCCAGTTGGGTTCCTGGGGCGCCCCTATCGACCTCGCCAAGACGGTTAGGAAGGAGCAGGACCGCCTGCTGCAGCGCCGGCTGGACCGGATCCGCTGGATCGGCTGGAACCTCATCTCCACCGGCGCCTTCTCGGTGTCTGGGCCGAGCGGAGCTATCCATCTGGATAGCTACACCATGCAGACGCAGAACGCCCTGGTGGCGTGGGCGACGGTGGCGACGGCCAGGCCGGTGGCGGACTTCCGCGCCGCGAAGCTGAAGCATCGCGCGAAGGGCGTGACGTTCGACTCGGGAGCCAGGGCCTACGTGAACTCCGCGACCCTGAACGCGCTGTTGGGCAACCAGAACGCCGCGGACCTCTACGGGATGCGAGCGCCCAACGGCGCTACCTACAACACGCTAGATGCGCTGAACGGCATCCTGATCGCCAACGAGCTGCCCCGAATCGTCGAGTATGACGAGGGCTACATCGATGACGCCGGTACCTTCCAGCTCTGGGTGCCCAACAACAAGTGCATCGTGGTTGGCAAGAGAACCACGGGCGCTCGGGTAGCGGAATACAAGCTCACCCGAAACGCCACCAACCCCGGTTGCGCCCCTGGCCCCTACACGATCGTGAAGGACATCCAGGGCCCGCCCAGGAGCTTCCAGGTGCATGACGGACACAACGGAGGGCCCTGCTTCTACTTCCCTTCCGCTGTCATCATCATGACCGTCTAGCCGGGAGGCGACATGGCAAAGAGTGCTGACAAGGGCTCCGCTTCGGCGGGGCCCTCTCTGTTCCTAGTCACCTGCGACGACCTGGGCGGGGTGTTCAGCCGCGGTCAGGTCGTGAGCCGGGAGCAGCTCCTCGGGGCCGCCTCCGGCGTGGATATCGCCTGGCTGATCGAAGTGGGGTCCATCGAGCCCCAGAGCCCGCCCGCCGAGCCCAAGGATGACTCCGGCACGGGTGAGGGCGAGCCCAAGGGTGACTCCGTTGAGGGCGGCGCGGACACCGGCGAGCAGAAGCCTCCGGAGGGCTAGCGATGGCGTACTGTGACCTGGTACACGTGCAGGCTCGGGTGCCGACCCAGACGCTGACCATCGCGGAGGGGAGTCAGCCGAGTTCTGGCCAGGTGATGGAGTGGGTGAACTCCGACTCCGCCTGGATCGACGCCACGCTGCTGTGGCGCTACCAGATGCCGGCGGCGGCCGCAGACGCGGGGCTGCTGAAGCCCATCTGCGCCGCTCTGGTCGCGAGCCGCGTGTACCAGGTCCAGGCCGGCGCCGATGCGGACTACCGAGAGGTGGCGGAGGGACTGCGCAAGGAGGCCCTGCAGCTCCTGGCCTACGATGCGAAGACCGGGCGCTCCAACCTCGTGCTGGCCAACACGCCGGCCGCCACTACTGGGGAGGCCCAGACCGGAACGCCGGTCAGCACCTTCACGGACCCCGACGTCTTCCCCAGCAACCCACGGATGTTCAGCATCGGCAAGGAGCTGTGATGGCTGGCTACGGGGCGGGGGATGTCAGGCTATCCATCGAGGTTGAGGGCGAGAAGCAGCTCACCGCGCGGGTGAAGGGCGTCATTGACCGGACCAAGGACCTGCGGCCCGTGTTCGACGAGCTGGAGGCCGACTTCCGCGAGCACATGGGCGAGGTCTTTGGCAGCGAGGGCGCGGCCCAGAAGGGCGGGAAGTGGCAGGCGCTCTCTCCCCGGTACGCAGCCTGGAAGGCGCGCCACTACCCGGGGCGGCCCATCCTGGAGCGCACGGGTGCCCTGAAGGACTCCCTGACTACGGGCCTGACGGTGGAGAAGGGGCCGGGGGAGATGACCCTCAGCTCCGCCGTCCGCTATGGCATCTACCACCAGTCCCGGCGGCCCCGGAAGAGCAACCTGCCGCGGCGGCCCATCATCAACCTGCCCCAGAGTGTGACCACGCGATGGCGCGCGATGCTGGTGCGGGCGCTGTGGCAGGAGGAGTAACGTGGCGACCTCTACCCAGCGCCTAATCGACGCCGTAAAGACGCGCCTCGAGGCTGACCTTCCCGCGCGCCTGACGGCAGCGGGCCTGCCGGCTATCAGCGAAGTGCTCACCTACCAGCCAGGGCTGCTGAACGCCGCGAAGGCGCCCCAGGTGTGGCTGGACATGCCCCAGGCGAAACGCTCCGAGGCTCCCGGGCGTGGTGCCTCCCAGGGGTATTTCGTGCGCAATAGGACGTTGCTCGTCGGCATCACAGGCGCCGGCAGCGAAGCAGCCGTGGCGGCCAGCAATCTGCGGCAGACGGCGGACCTGGTCCGCCAATGCCTGGAGGCGGAGCAGTACGCCACTGAAGCCGTCCCCCTGGGGGGCGAGGCGCTGTGGGTCCGGTGGCTGGAGGACGACTACACGCCGAACGAGAGCTCCACCACAGCCCTGCTCCAGATGGCGACACTGGTCTTCGACGTTCCCTGCCGCGTTGGGAGGGGCGAGGAGTGATCGCTGTTGTGACGATGGCCAGCGCCCAGAAGAGCTACTCACTGGGCCTGTGCCTGGAGTCCATAGCGCACCTCGAAGCGCCGGAGGGGCAGGAGGTCCATCACCACTACCTGGTGGTCACTGACGGCTCTATCGAGCTCAACCCCTACCAGCATGGCCTCACCGGTGTGGCGATGGTTGAGACGGAGCCCCTCAACCCTCAGGAGTCCGGTGCCCTGCGGGCGGCGCGCCTGCGCCAGCGGGCAGTGGAGTGGCTGCGGGAGCAGCGAGGTCTGGAGTCGGTCCTGTGGGTGGACAACGACGTCATCTTGGAACTAGACAGCCTGCGGGTGATGCTGGACGCCACCCAGCCGCTGGGGCTGTTGTCGGAGGGGCCAGTGGTGCTGTCGGCCATCCTGCCGTACCGGCGGTCAGGAGGCCCTATCCTGCGACCAGAGCCCTTCGTGGGGGAAGGGGCCACGCCGGTAGAGGGCTTTGGCTTCGGCTGCGTCCTCATGCCTGCCTCGGCACTCAGCGTGGGCTGGGAGGCCTACCTGGAGCGCCCGGAGTTCGGTACCGGGGAGGACCTGTGGTGGTGCCGGAGGGCGAAGGAGGCGGGCTACGCCCTGTGGGCACTGCCCTCCGTGCGCCCCTGGCACCTGGACGACAGCGGAATCGCGGGGCAGTCGGTGCCCCAGGCGGACGGCACCTGGAGCCGTCAGATCAGGAGGTTCGAGGTGGCCAGGAAGAGAGACGAGGGAGCGCCGGAGCCCACGGGCGCCAAGGTGCTGATCGCTCTGACGGACGGCGTCAACCACCGTCTGGGCGAGCTCAGGAGGGGACGCCCCGTCAAGGAGTGGGTGGACGGCACCCCCTTCAGTGAGGCGGACCTACTGGAGCTCGCCGAGAGCGGGCACCTGGAGCTGGTGAACGTGGCGCACGTGCCGGCGGACGAACCGGAGGCTGAGGCCGCTGAGGCGGCACCCATCGAGGCGCCCGAGGTGGCGCCGGCCGAGGTCTAGGGCACATCGATACATCGTTTGGCAACACACGCGGCCCTTCGGAGACCCCTCCGGAGGGCCTTCTGCTGAAGGGAGGCCCTGGTGGGCGAACCTAGTGGTGCTTTCTCGGTCGGTACCCTCGGCTTGGAGGCGATGACCGGAACCCAGGCTCTACTGCCCGTGAAGGGGCAGGTCGAGCTGGAGCTGCAGGACGGCGGCGGGATTGCCGGCGACCAGGGGACGATTCGGGTCAAGAGCGCGAACCGCGGCCGAGGGACGACCAAGGTCGTGGCCGGTCGGTACAGCGCCGGCGGCTCCCTCCCCTTCGCGGTCACGCCTGACAAGGGAACCAGCAAGCTCTTCTACTGCGCCCTGGCCAACCTGACGCCCAGCGCCCTGACGCAGGGTCAGATTCCCCACGTGTTCAAGCCGGCCAACGACGGCGCTGGACCTATCCTGCGGCCCTTCACCTGGCAGGAGAAGTTTGGCGACACCTGGATCGTCAACGCCAATCAGTACGTGACCCGCCTGGTGTTGCGGGGCGCCACCGATGGGCTCCTGACGGGTTCGGTGGACTGCGTGGGCGCCGGCCCTAACTGCCTGGAGTTGGCCTACGACGCCGAGCAGAGCGACGCCGGCATTGTTGCCTCCTCCCTCGACCCCTTCGTCTTCTGGGGCAGCGCGGTCCAGTTGGCGGGAGCGACCACCTACGAGACGGGCAACTGGGAGATCACCCACGAGACCGGGTTTGCTCTCCAGTACGCCCTCGGCTGTGGCCGCGCCGCCCGCAGGGGCACCGCTGGGGAAGCCAAGACGACCGGCAGCTTCGACATGGTGTTCGCCGATGACACTGAGTACAAGCGGTGGATGGGGAACGCGCGAACCGCCAGGCCCTACACGCCCAGTAACCTACTGACGCCGCTGACGATGCAGCTTAAGTACGTCAGCGGCCCCCACAGCCTGCAGGTCGACCTGCCTGCGGCCTACTACACGGGCCCCGGCGGGCCCAAGGTTGAGGACAAGAAGAACGGCGCGGTGACCCAGCGGCTCACCTTCGAGACCAAGTGGGACCTCGCGAGCGCCGCGGACATCATCATCACCCTCATCAATGCCGAGCTGGACGCCGCCATCACCACGGTCGGTACGCCGATTCCCGCCTAAGGAGCGCCATGAGCACTGAGAGCAAGGAGAAGGTCGAGGGCGGAGCTGAAGTACTCGAGGCCCGGCCGCCCAGCGAGAGCGGCCGGCAGGCCCTGAAGGGCGCTCGAAGGGGCAAGCCGCAGCGCGCCACGCGCCTGAGCGAGGCGCTGCCGGTCACCACCCTCATCAACGTCAAGGGTATCCGCTGCAAGCTGCACGAGCTGACGCTCAACGACCTGGCGCTGCTGGAGTCGGCCGGCGGGGGCATCGACAGCATCCGGGCCAGTAGTCCCCAGGCGATTCTTGAGGTGCTGTGGGTGCTGCTCCGACAGCACGACCCGGAGCTGACGCCGGAGCAGGTCGGGTGCATCTTCACCGCGCGCGACCTGATGGCGGTCGGGAGCGGAGGACTGGTTGACCGGCTCCTGGTGATCGCGGGCCTCATGGAGCAGGAGCCTGACCCAAACGCCGTGACGGCGACGGCCCCACCGACTGGGAGCTGATCGCCGCGACGCTGATGACTCGGCATCCCCCGGCAGTCGTTCGGGGGATGCTGCTCTCCGAGGCGCGAGCGTGCCTGCGGGGTATCCACGACGAGCGGCGCCAGCAGGTTGAGCTGCTGGCGTCCATATTGGGCGTCAAGACCGCGACGGGGTAGAGATGGCCGAAGAGACCCTTAGCCTCAGAGTATCGGCGAACAGCCAGCAGGCTGTAGCGGCGCTGACCCGGCTCAATGAGACCATGAGCCTGATGAGCCGCAACCTGCAGCGCGTGGCAGAGAACACGGCGCCGGTGGCGCGCGGGCTGTCCCAGGCCGAGAAGGCGGCCAAGGGGCTGGCCGACCGCGAGGCGGGGCTTCGGAAGCTCACCGGAGCCCTGGAGGGCCTTCGGGGCGTGGGGCTGGGGCTGACGGCGGCCTTCGCGGGTGTGGCGACCGCCATGGGGGTGATCGCCAAGTCGGGCGTCGATATGAACGTGACGCTGCAGCAGACCACCCTCGCCTTGACACAGATCACCGGCTCCAGCGCCGGTGCCGCCCGACTCCTGGGCGACCTTCGCAAAGAGGCTCTGAGCTCCAAGTTGGAGTTCAAGGAAATGTTGCCACCCGCGCAGTCGCTGGCCGCCGCCCTCACCCAAGCCTATGGGGCCGCCGGCCTGGGGAAGGTCATCACGACCATGCGCGCCTTCGGCGACGCCGCCACCGGCCTGGGGGTGTCGAAGGATGCCCAGGCGAGAGCGCTCTTGGGTTACCGGCAACTCCTGGCGCGGGGCCGACCTTCCCAGGAGGACCTCAACCAGATCATCGAGAACCTTCCAGGCTTCAATGTGTCTGGCATCCTGCTGAAGAAGTTTGGGACGGCCGACACGGAGGCGCTCCAGCGGGCTCATGTAACGGGAGCCCAGATAGCGGACGCCCTTGTGGCTGGAATGCAGAAGCAGTTCGGGGGAGCGCAGAAGCGGCTGGCCGGCACCCTGCCGATGATTCTGAGCAACTTCGGCGACGCCTTTAATGAGTTTTCGTCCCGTCTGACCAGCAACTTCACGCCCCAGATCACTAAGGCCCTCGATGGCCTCCAGAAGTCCTTCGTCGCTCTGACCCGAGACGCCAGCGCGATGTCTGCCCTCCGAGAGCCCTTCGATCTGCTGGGCTCCGTTCTGGTGACGGTAGCGGAGAAGGCGCGCGGCGTGATGGACTGGTTCCGGGGCCTCTCCGCAACCAGCCAGGATCTGGTCGTGGGGCTCGGCACCCTGACCACCGGTCTGACGGGATTCGGTGGCGTTGCTCTGACGACAACCGCTCTTGTCGCCACCATCGCCGAGAAGTTCGTCACCCTCCAGAAGGTGCTCCAGGAGGTTCCGAAGGCTGCCCTGATCGCCAAGCTAGGGCTCATTGGCCTCAGCGCCGCAGTCGTCTACTTTACCGGGATGAAGATATGGGACTGGTACAAGCAGGGGCAAGCGCTCGACAAGGAGCGTGATAGCGCTGGCGGGAGCCGGACTGGGGTCCTCCGCGAGGCCTCCAGTCGCCTCTCGGACGCCCGGAAGGGCGGCTGGACAAACGTAACAGGCTGGCACATGGGAGATCCGGCCGATAAGGAGATCCAGGAAGCAGCCTCCGCTGTCGGAGTCCCCAAACGGGGCGACCTCTCAGAGGTCTACAACCTCCCTGCCAACTCGCCCCTGCTGGCCAAGGTAGCCGCGGAGCTGAGCCGTCGCATGGTGGCGTCCAATAGCAACCTTGTGGAGCACGGCGGGTACTCCCAGTTCGGGCGGTTTGTGCTGTCATCCAGCATGAGCGAGCGGCTGAAGCAGCTCCCTCCCAATGTCCTCCGCCTCCTGCAGTCCGGAGCCACCCGAGGCCAGCACGCACGGGACGCACTCTCAGGCAAGACTCATGTCACTGGCGACGCCCTGGATGTGTCGATTCGCAACTGGACGCCTGAACAGCGCGATACGGTCATGGAGGCGCTGGACAAGGTGGAAGGTCTGGCGGGGATCTATCGCACCACGGGCAAGTTCGCGAGCAGCCAGCACCTACACATCGCCTCTCAGGGCGGCAGCAGTAACTACGACCAGGTGATGCACCAGAAGCAGAAGGCGCCCGAGAAGGCATCTCAGGCAGCGGAGGATGCGGACCGGCGCAAGAAGGGGTTGGACCTGCTCCGTGAGTCCGAGATCGCCGGCATCAAGAAGGAGATCGACCGACAGATTGCCGAGCGGCGGAAGGCGGCGGACGACAGGATCGCCGAGATCAAGGCCTCAGCTCTGACGGAGGCGGAACAGGCTCGCGCCATCAGGGGTCAGGAGGCAGCCTATGCGCGTGAGGTCGCGAAGCTCAGGTCTGACGCGCACAAGCACGAGGTCGCGGCGGCGCTGGCGAAGGTGAGGGCCGCAAAGGCGAAGGTTGCGGCGGCGTTGGCAGGGAACCGCCAGGCGGCGGAGGCGCAGGCCGCAGGCTCTGAGGGGCGGCTGCAGGACGTGGAGACACGACTGCAGGGCGCGGGAGTCCCGAGGGAGTTCCGGAACCGCATGCTGGGCGGCCTACGGCTGAGGCTGCTCCAGGCCCTGGGAGAGAGCCAGAACATCGGCTCCTACTCCGGGCCCCGTTGGGCGCAGTGGTTGCTGCGAAACCGGGCCGCGGCGGGCGAGGTGGTTGCGGATGACCAGGAGCGCCGCTCTGGCGAGTTTCTGCAGATGGACCGAGGGGCCCAGGAGGCCGAGACGCAGAGGGCAAACGCGTCCCTTCGGGCGCGCGACAGCATCGCGGACGCCCTGTACAAGGCCGCCACCGACGCCATCGACAACGCGGAAGGCCAGGCTGAGTCGGCCTCGGAGCCAGCGCAGCAGCGGAGTGCCCTACAGCGGGCCCTAGCCGCGTGCCAGCAGGCCCTGGCGGTCATTCGGGACCCCGAGCGGGCCCGCCGCATTCAGGAGCGCATGACCC